GGCAAAGGCACCAATTTTCCGGTTCGTCGGACTTCGATGGTCTGTCTCCGAAAATGGTGATGGTTCCCTCGATGTTGTCCCAATCGACGTCCCATTGATTGCGTTTCAGCCAATGGGCAGCTGCTTCGACGTCGGAAACTTGGACGGTAGGGCATGATGCCAAAGCGACGGATTCGTCGATGGCGGTGAGGATTCGGAGGGATTCGGTTTGCATGACGGAGAGACGATAGATTGGGGTGGGGTGAGGCGTCAACAAAGAAAATGAAAAATTATTTTGGAACCTGGTTGAAGCCCACCGGTTGGAAAAACTGGCGGCATTGAAAGGCCTTGCGGGACACTACCTAGCGTCGCAAGGTACTAGACATGACAAGTGAGCAGTGGACGAAAGCGAAAAGCCTTTACCTTGCGGGAAAGACATGGAAAGCGATTTCAAGCGACTTGGGATTGAATCAGTCAACTCTACTTTCGAAAGCCTCTAGGGAAGGATTGCCGAAGGTGAGGAAGGAGATGAGAAACACTGTTTCCTCTAAAGAAACAGTTTCCCTAGAAAGCCTGTCCGCTTTGGTCCGTTCCAAACTGGCGGCCGATGCCGCATCGACGCTCGAACGCATCGAAGGCTATTCGTTGGACGGAATCAAAGACGAATCGGTCCGCGAGACTATTCTGGGAAGCGTCGCCAAGCGTTCCGCGCTTGTGTTTGGCTGGTCTGAGCAAGGCGAGGCGGCGTCCGTTTCGATCAATCTGCTGGGTCAAATGCCTGACAGGGTGGCTGAAATCCAAGTCACGGGAGAACCGGAAACGAAGTAAACATAACACACACTGTGCATCGTTGGCGTTCTAATGGACTAGATTAGATGAACTAATGATAGAAAAGGATTGTTTTTCCTAGGGATTGGCACAGTTTTTGACCGGCGGGGTGGCACCCCCTTTGCGGGTGGGCTTCGTTTACGATACCCCCCTCAAAAATTTTCCACCTTTTTGACCATGCTAAATAAAATTGAAATTGGTCAAACTATTACCCTCACCTACTGCGAGCAGAAACTGGCCCACTTCGTCGCTCGTCATCGCAACGGAAACAATCGTCATTTCAATGTGGTCAATCTGAAGATCAGCGCGCAATCGCCTCTGACCGTGGATTTGGAGGGGATAGCTGGGGAGATTGCTTTCTGCCGCCTGTTCAATGTTTACCCCGACCTGGACACCGACCGCCCACCCCCGCATCCGTTCTACGACGCGACAATCCCGCCGCCGCCGGGATATCGCATCGATGTGAAGACGACCAAGTACGATGGCGGAAAGCTGCTTGTGGACGCGCGGAAGGACAGTGTGAAAACCAGCGCAATCGACTTTTACGCTCTGATGACCGGCACTTTCCCTGGTCCGTACACCTATCGCGGAATGATAGCGCGCGAGATAATCATCGCCCCGCATCGAATCGAGACGATCAAGGGCTACCGCTCATACGTCGCCATCCAATCGGAGCTGGTGGCCAACCCTATGGATGCCACATTTTAATTGACGCGATAAGCGTTTCTATCGCTCCATCCCGCGTAACGACCTTAAGCAGGGCATTCGCTTGGTCAGCAAATGCAACCCGTCTAAGCGGCAATGACACTCCGCATCGGAAGCGGTTGGATAATCAGCCACCGTGTGGTGGATGGATGGCCAGCCATAAGTCAGATAACGTCGGTTTAATTTCATAATCTCATGTCTTGTCCTAATGTCTTCAACGCCTTTGCGGTGGCTACCGAGTCGCTCGCTCAGGACGTTTACAAGCGCGCCTCGTACCGCTCGATGTGGCTCAACATGATTGAGCGCGGCGAGTATCCCCAGGGTACGGGTCTGACCCAGACCTCGTTCACCACCACCTCTATCGAGCCGACTGCGGCTGAGGAGTGGTCGGCCATCACGCTCGCCAGCGGTGAAAACGGTGGCGCTTGCGATGTCACCTACAACGATGTTCCGGTCGGCTACAATGCCGTTACCTGGAGTCCTGAGCGTTTCGCGCTCAAAGGTCCGCTCCTGTGTAAGGACGATCTGACCTTCGATCATCGCGTCGAGGCGTTCCTGCGGGTGTACCTGGAGAAGCTCTCGATCCGCGCTCAGCGCACTTGGGAGACTCGCTATCAGAACACCTTCGCCAAGTTCGCCATCAAGGCGATTGCCGATTCGAGCTTCACCCAGACCGAGACGATTCCGTCTGGCGTGAATGAGTTCCCCTGGATTCAGGCCGGTTCCGCCGGTCAGGCTCTGAATCAGTCCACCTCCGAGCTGACTCAGGAGATGCTGGATGTCGCCGCCGCCACGCTGATCCGCAATGGTGCTACCAATCCTGATAGCTCCGGTTTCATCAGCTACAGCAGCGACGGTCCGATCTTCCCGCTGTACATCGGCTTGGAGGCTTCGCAGCGCATCGCTCAGAACAATCCCGCGTTCCGCGATGACTTGCGCTATGCCGATCAGGGCAGCGGCGCTGGTGCGGAGTTGCTCAAGCGCATTGGCGCGAATCGGGTCATCAAGAACTTCCGGCATGTGCCGAATCTGTTCCCGCCCCGCTTCACCTACGCCGGTGGCAAGTACACGCTGGTTCAGCCGTTCACCAGCTCCAGCGGCACCAAGGGTACGGTGTTCAGCGTCAACCCGAGCTGGACGACCGCTCCGTACGAGGCTGCGTTCATCGTTACCCCGTACGTCTTCAAGTCTCACATCGTCCGCCCCGTGAATCGGGTTGGCGACTTGAGCTGGATGCCGACCAACTACATGGGCGAGTGGCAGTGGGTGACTGGTGCCTACAAGCTCGATGTGGATTGCGCCGATCCTCTGGAGAAGAAGGGTCAGCATTACGCTGAGTTCATTCACGCTTCTGAGCCAGTATTCACTAACCAGGGTATGACCATTATCTTCCGTCGGTGTACGGGAGCTTTGACCCAGATCATCTGCTCCTAAAAAGTAGCTGATTTCCTCAAGAATCCGCAGATCCGAAAGGGTTTGCGGATTTTTTGTGTCCACGCTTGACGGACTGGCCGTGTGTTGTATTTTCACATCGCATGGACAATGAGCCAAAACGTGGCGACGTACGCGAGGATGGGCTTGTTTGCTGGGGTTACACCTGGAAGGACAAGGATGGAAACAAGCGATATCAGTGGCTAACGCCTGAACGATTCGCGGAGAAGATGGCCAACGATAAGGAGCGTCTGGTCAGGTACACGACGGAGAACGCGGAAGTTATCCGCATCAAGCAGGCCGAGAAGTACGAGAAGAACAAGGAGTACTACAAAGCGAAGTCGCTTGAAAACTATCGCAAGAACAAAGAGCGCATATCAAAAAAACAGAAGGAGTATCAGAAAAAGAATGCTGAGCATTTTAAACGGAAACACAACGAATACCGCGCCGCCAACCGCGAACGGGCGCGTAGGTGGAACAGGAAGTACGCGCAGGCTAACCGTCAGAAACTGAACGACAAGCTGCGCGAACGCCGCAGAAACGACCCGCTCATGCGCCTCAAAGACGCCATTCGCGGCTCAGTCCGCGCCTATCTCGGCAGCAAGAAAACGCGACGGTCGGCCACGTTCGAGATTGTCGGGTGTACGCCTGATTTCCTGCGCTCTCATCTGGAGAAGCAGTTCGAGCCGGGGATGACCTGGGAGAATTACGGCAGTCATTGGCATGTCGATCATCGCATTCCATTGGCCAGCGGAACGACGCCCGAGGAGGTTATGGGCTTGAGTCATTGGACGAATCTGCAACCGCTTGAGGCGCTGGAGAATTTGCTCAAGAGCGATAAAATGCCCCTTGCCATCGACGCATCCTCGGACGAACGTATCGACCGGATTGACTCGTAGGTTGGTTGTTTACGATGCCTCTACACGAGGCAACCCCTCATCGGCTCGAAAGGCTGGTGGGGGGTTTTTCGCGTAGCGCATTAGCCTTGACACTAATGCCCATGGCGTGATGCTCCCTTCATGCCGGTTTTTACCATCCCCAAAGGCGTTGAAATTCCCGAGAACCTGAAGGAAGGCGAGGCTTTCCAGACGATGGCGACTATCGTTCTTGGCAAGGGCGGAAAGGCTGAGGTCATCGAGATTGATGGCATGGCGATTCCTGGCTACGAGAAGAAGTCAAAAGGCAAGAAGATGGCCGACCGCGAGGGTGGTGAGGAGGAGTACGAGGAGGGTGAGGAGATGGAGGAGTCTGCTCCCGGCGGCGGCGGATTCATCGCCGAGGTGATGCGACGCGGCGCTGGTCCGATGGCCTGATAATTAGGGGAAAACGATATGGCGATTATCACATGCGATGAGGCTGAGACGCTGATCAATGAGGCGGCATCGCTGGGATGTCGTTCTCCGCGTGAGCAGGAGCTGGCCAAGCTGGCTCTGGAGAATCGCATTGCGACATATCTCCAGGGCGGTGGCGCGACGCGCGGAACGTATCGGAGCGTGAGTGCGACGGGGAATGTTCAGAGTGGAGATTACCTCTTGCTCTGTGATTCAACGGCTGGCGCGGTGACGGTTACGTTGCCTCCGGCTGCGCTTGTTCCGGGTCGGATCTATGTCTTCAAGCGGATCAATGCCGGTGCGAACAACGTGGTTGTTGACGGTTATGCGTCTGAGACGATTGACGGTGCGACGACGTACACGCTGAGTTCTCAGTGGGCTGGCGTGACGGTAATGAGCAACGGAACCGCTTGGTTCATCATCATCTGATATGGCTACCATCTCCTGCGAACAAGCCTACAGCCTGATTTCTGAGGCTTACGGCGCTTCGTGCAAGAGTCCGCGCGAGCGTAATCTGCTGGAGATTGGCCTACTCTGGGAGGCTGCGACTCTTGGCGGAAATGCGGATATCACGGCGGATAACACGGTGATTACGGCTGATAGCACGATCATCACGGCGGACATGACCGAATTTCTGTAACCCGAAACCAAACCATTTAATTCGATATGGCACAGCAAACCATCAATGTCGGAACGTCCCCCAATGACGGGACG